TATCCATTGGGAACGTTGTCGCCAGTGAGATAGCCTCGAGTGTAACCTGGACCACTGGGAGTGATGTTCATGCCGCCTTGGGTACCATCCACAGTCACAGCAGTATCGTCAGCAGTGAGTCCATCAGGATTGGCTGGCTCCCCGTTCAAGGTTGGTTCAATGTAGAACAGAGCTGTGTCATATCCGCTCAATGGTACTTCAATTTCGGCCTGAGTCAGTATCGCATCATTGATTTCTTGATCCTTGGGCCGAGTGGTCATGGTCTCGGCCTCGGTAGGCGGCGTGTATGCCATCCAATACTGTGCATTGGTAATGTCTATGCCACTGGGAGTGTTTTGAATGGCTTGATAATAACCACCGTTGTAGTTTACAACGGAGCCCACGGGATAGAAATTTCCATTGTCCCAGATATTTTCTGTGACCTGAGGTTTGTTTAGAATATCCTTGAATTCTTGGCTGTTGGTCATGGGCGTGGCTTTGACACGCCACACATGCGGCAACCAGGTCTGACTGAATCCTTCGCTGGCAAAAGCCGCGTCTTGGATCACGTAATATTTTGGCAACGGCAAACGATTGGGATTGAGTGGATTGTAATCTTTGAGATTGGGTATCTCAAGCACATCGCCGTTCATGAGTTTGCGCCCAAACGTGTCTATCATGTCATTGTAGTGAAACGTGATAAACAGGGTGTCGTTCTGCAAAAACAGCCCAAACTGAGTAAGGTCAAAATCAATGTCTTGTTGATTGTACACACCTCTCATGACATAGATATCTGGATCATATACTCTGTCCCGGTTTTCCAGCAACAATAGGTCTTGAATGTTCAGGGGATTTTCGTTGTCGTAAATAGGGATAGTGGCATCATTGGTCCCCTCGGTGGGACCAGTGATTGGGCCCATGTACTTGTGTACAAATATGTCAAGGCCGCCCACTGTGTACATTTCGGACACAGTTCTATCTAAAAATTGGTAATCACGAGTGCGATTTGGGCGGTAAAGGCTGAGTCTGGGCATAGTTTTGTATTTACCGCCCGTGCTTGACCAAAACTTGATAGAGTGTTATAATACTGTGTTGACCCTGGAGAATGCCATGAAAACAGCAGTAAAGCTGATCAATCCCAAAAGCCCGGACACCAAATACACCGGCCCAGAACCAGATTGGCGCAAGCAGCCTGATGTCGAAAATCGTACCAGTTCGCTGACCCGAGCGTTTACTTGGTACAACTATTTCTTTGGCAAAAAAGAAGCTCGAGACATGCTAGTGGCCTGGCTGGAATCTCAAGGCAGGAAACCTGACATAAAACGACTGCGCAGAGTGCCCGACAGCGCCATACGTTGCACAGCGGCCTGGCTGTGTCGTATGAACACAGTGGGTCTTGAGCTCACGGCCGATGAGCGGTCAAGTTTGGATCGAATGATCTCAGCAATGTTGGCACAAGAACAGACCAACGCACAGCCAGAAATTGATGAGCCAGCGCCAGCAGTACCAAAAGCCACCATACAGGATCGACTGCGTGAAAAGGTCAGTGAGTGTGCAGGTGAGATAGATGGCATGTTTGATGACTTTATTGCAGCCGGTGCCAAGATGTCAGCTGACTTCAAACCCATAGCTACCATGCGTGGCATGAATGTAGCACCGCAAATGGTCAATGAAATAGCACAGGCATGGAAACAGAGATTGGCTGAGTTTACGGCTGTGATTGATGGTACGGATGCTCAGTTGGTTGAAGCCTATCAACACCTGACCAAAATTCAACTGCGCAACGTAGTAAAATTTTGCGACACAGTGATCAATGACTGCGGTGCCTATGTACAGATCAAAAAGGTTGAACGCAAGCCACGCAAGGCAAAACCTGTGAGTCCAGAAAAGCGAGCCAGTAAGTTTAAATATCTAGCTGAATTTGCAGAACTCAAACTCAAGAGCTTGGCCGCAAGCCAGTTGGTGGACAAAAGTGAAGCATGGTTATACAATACCAAGACACGCAAACTGATTCACCTGGTTGCAGATTCACACGTGGGACAATTCACGCTCAAGAACAACACCGTGATAGGTTACAGCACTGCTGAAAGCATGCAAAAGACTCTGCGCAAACCCGCCGAAGTTTTAAAGGAGTTGATGGCCGGAGGTAAACCTGCTGCAAGAAAAACCTACAAAGACATCAAAACCACAGAAACAGCGTTCAACGGACGCGGCAACGAACACATTGTGATACTCAAGAGTTGGTGACCAGCACATGGCATATACCATAGTTGACGATTATCCTGAAGATCCTAGAACGCTGATTGGCTATGTTGAGTTTTACATTACCAATGTTTGCAATCTCAATTGCCATAACTGCAATAGATTCAACAACTATCATTTCCGCGGACACCAGCTGTGGCAAGACCATGCTGCGGTCTACGCCGAATGGGCCAAACATGTAAGATTTCAAAAAGTTACCATCCTGGGCGGGGAGCCACTGCTGAATCCCTCATTGTTGGATTGGGTCAAAGGCATCAATCAACTGTGGAACAAAGCAGTACAGATACAGACCAATGGCACTCGAATCAACAAAGTGCCTGGGCTATATGAAGTTTTGTTGCAGAGTGGTATTGATCCACGTCTGCCTTGGGTGCGCAATTGGATTGGTATCAGCATGCACAATGAAGCGGATAGAGATCGCTTGTATGAAGAAATACATAAATTTCTGCAACCGCCCATACGCATGGTCAAAAAGCACGACGCAGAAAACCACAACAACAGTGTGACCATGGGGGCTGCACAAGCATTTATTGACAAGAACAATGTGCGTATCCCAGTCTGGGATTATGATAGTTTTTACACAGCAGCCATTACTTTCAATGAATCAGGCCGACATACACTGCACAACAGTGATGTCAAGCTGGCACACGACAATTGCGGATTTGTAAGATACAAATGTTATCATTTCATAGGTGGGGCTCTGTACAAATGCGGGCCAGTGGCGCTGTTTCCGGAATTTGATAAGCAATTCAATCTAGACATATCTGATCAAGATCGTGAACTGCTCAACAGCTATCGTCCCTTGGAAGTGTCGCAGTTTGCAGATCGTGGCCAACAGTTTCTTGCCACAATTGATGACCCCATTCCGCAGTGTAAATTCTGTCCCAGTAACTACTCAGCCAATACCACAATACGAGCAGTGAGCAAAAAACCCAACAGCACATCAGGTTTTCAATGAGCAAAAAAATCTTGGCCACGTTTGGCGACAGTTGGCCAGAAGGCGCCGGCATTGGCAGCGGTCGCCGTTACGGCGAAACGCTGGCCGAACTCATGCAAGTTGATGAGTTTTGCAACTACGGATCAGGTGGTGCCAGCAACGAGGATCTTTTGTATCAATTTCAGACTTTTGTTTCACAACACCATGATGACCTAGGTAATACCACTGCAATATTCTTTTTGACCAATCCGGCCCGCACCGCACATTTTCCCAGATTTTTCAGTTGGGCCAATGCTGACACCAAGCTCAAAGAACTGTACTTGCATTTTCATGAGCCCGGGCATGAAGTCGTGCGCAGCAGTTCCACAGTGAGTGCTTTGCAGCACTGGTGTGCTGGCATGGGAATCAGGGACTTTTATTTTTCGGGCTGGGTACAGTATCACACTTGGCTGCCCGGGGTTGATCTTGACAGAATCTGGGCCAAAGGACAGGAAACCGCAGCCAACTGGTTTGGACTCTTTGAACACAACGGTGAACATTTGGTCAATACCAAAAACAATCCTTACATTGGTGCAGATGGCGCACATCCCAATCAACTGGGGCATGACATGATTGCTAGCCGCCTGCATGGCTGGATTGAGTCTACGCGGTAAATATAGGGAACGGAGTTTCCCATGGACACAGAAATTACATTACCCACGCTCAAACAAAATCTCATTGAGTATGTGCGACTGCAACTGGCTGACGAAATCGTAGATATTGAGTTGGATCCAGCACATTATGAAGCAGCCTATCAAAAAACCATAGGAACCTATCGGCAACGTGCTAACAATGCTTATGAAGAAGCCTATATCTTCATGGAGCTGATTCAGGACGTAAACATCTACACATTGCCCCAAGAAGTTGTGAGTGTGCGTCAGATTTTCCGACGCACTTTTGGCACTGCCACAGGCCCGTTTGCCAGCAACTTTGATCCGTTTGCCCAGGCATCCATCAACGTGTATCTCATGAACTTCAATACCGCAGGCGGCCTGGCCACTTATGATTTCTACACACAGTATGTGGAATTGGCTGCCAGAATGTTTGGTGGTTTTGTAAACTACACCTGGAATCAGGTTACCAAAAAGCTTCAAATCATTCGCGATCCCAAAGGCACCGGCGAAAATGTTTTGCTGTGGGTATGGCAGCTCAAACCCGAAGTGGTACTGCTACAGGATCTACAGATAAGTCAGTGGATCAAAGACTACATGCTGGCCAACTGCAAAATGATCATAGGTGAGGCCAGAGAAAAGTTTGGAACCATAGCAGGACCACAGGGCGGAACTACACTGAACGGGCAAGCCATGAAGGCCGAAGCCAAGGCCGACATGGAGTCACTTATTCTGCAACTGGTCAACTACGTTGACGGTAGTCAGCCTTTGACCTGGGTCATTGGATAACTAGTATCACAATTCAATAATTTTCCATGCTATAATACAGCATGGACCTGATGATTGATCTTGAGGGACTGGCCACCGGTCCTGACACTACCATTCTAACCATTGCTGCGCAGGCATTTGATCCATTTGGGTCCGGTTGGTATCCGCAGCATTACTATGCAAGGATTGATT